TTTGCGCGCTCGCAAATGGGCCAGGGCATCCATCGCGCCAGCCTGGGAGATATTCCAGAACTCCGGTTCCTCATTCGGGTCGTTCTTGGTTGGCCCTTGCTGGCCTGCAGCCCGCGGCCAGAGCGGCTCCGGCTCCGACCAGGCCCGGCGAATCCCATCCTCGTGCGAGAAGGTCTTGTCGCCTGTTTTTTGCCCATGCACCTTAATAGCATTCCAGCCGTTCTTTAGGCAAAGGAAATAAATGTATCGATCCTCGCCCACGAAAGAGGCGTCCATGCAGTGGCAGATTGGTTTCACGTCATGGCGCTTGAGCACGTCTATCAACTCGCCCTCTGAATCGCTCTTACCCTCAAAGACAATGAGGCAGTTTCCTTCGGCGTCGAAGTCTTGAATAACCGTCCAGAAATGCGGAGTCTCGCTGGCCTCCTTGCGCCCGACCTGGTAATCGGACTGCGCCAGGCGCCAGCGGCGATTCTCAAGGCCTGCTCGGTCTTTCTTGCGCGATGAAAGCACGATCGCCACAGACTCAGGGCGCCGGTCCTCGATGCCTATGAATTGGCACTCGCGCTCGCGGAGATAATCCAGCCAGGGCTTCGGATCTCCGAGCCGTCGCGCGCGCAATGCCATGTGCTTCTTGCGGATTAGGTCAACCCAGGGCACGTAATCGACTGAGACGGCTTCCAGGGTGTAGGAGCGCTCTGTTAGCGGCGCGCCGGCGTTCGTTGGCTCTGAGTATCGGCCAGAGAGTGAAAGCGCCCGCCGTTCGTTCACCGTGTCATGCACAAGATGGCCGCATGGCATCTGGAAGCGCACAGTCGGGAGCAGCTTGGAATAAACTACCTCGCCGGTGTCCAGCCGGCAGCCGTCGGCATCATAGCGGAGGCCCCCCAGGTCTGGCCGGTCGTTATCCCATTTCGTTCGGAGCCGATGGAACTTGCTGCAGCCGGGGCATTTTACCTCCCAATGCTGTTGCGTGCCGCTGGTGAACGCTTGGTGAAGCTGGTCGCCCTTGCGTGAGGCATTTGAGATGTTGAAGATTACCGCATTCCAGAAAGCGGTTGTGCGTCCGTAGGCTTGCTCAAGGCGGCCAGGTAGCCAACCATCTGAATCGTGAACCTCCTCATTCACTTGGCCCCGGATGGAATCGGACGCCACGGAGCGGTCAGAGAAAATCCCCTGCATGATGAAGTTGCAGTGCGGGAAAATCACGAGGCCCTTTGTCCACATGAATCGGTCGGGAGAAGTGCGAGCCATCACCGGCTTGCACGCCCGCATCTTCTTCTCCATGTGCTTGCGCCAGCGCTCATCGGCGGCGAGGTCGTTCTGCCAATTGTATTGAATGTCTCCGCCTGACCAATGCGACATCCAGAACAGAATAGCCGCCTCGCCCACCGTTGTCCCCGCGCCCTGTATCGGCTTCACAAACGTCATACGGGACGTGCCGTTGTTCGCGCATTCGAGCGGCTCGTTGTTCCACGGGGAAATGTCGCGCTCGAATTTCTCGGAGCGTGCGGAGCCAATGACGCGGAAGAACTCCTCGGCCCAAGCTACTACGGAGCGCGGTGGAGATTTCGGGAGCGCTGCGGCGAATGTGGACCAGACCCATTGAGTTGAGACAGCGCTGCTCATTCTCCATTCTTGCCAAGCGCGCCCAACCCATCCTTGAGCGCCCCCTTCAACCTCTCTCCCGCCGCCAGCAAAACCGCCTGGCACTCACGCTCACTCAATCCCTTAATCAAAGCTGGAAGTTCAATGTTCGCCTGCCGGTCCACGAGATTGAAGAATAGCGAGACGGCCTTTGAGACCGCAAACGAAACCTCACCCTTGTCCAGCGCGTCGCCTGCCTCCCTGCTGTGCCGCAACTCCTCTCTGAGCGCGTGATACTTATCGAAGTGGCCACGCCAGTCCTCCTCCTTGGTGTTCGCAAACAACCAGCGCACCAGCTTCCCACAGTCAACCCGGTTCCACTTGAACGCATCGCACCCTGACTTCTTCGCGCGCTTCAAAACCGACAAAGGAATTCCTGAACGCGCTGCGCATTGGTTCATCGAATCGTAGATTGGAAACTCTCCCGCGCTTTGCGCTTGGCTCGACAGGAATTTGATTAAGCCCACGAGCACCGCGCCCGCTGCATATCTGCCACCGCGCTCCATCACTACGCGCCCAGACTTCACAGCATCCCGCAGCGTCTCGGGCTCTACACCCGTCAAGCCGCAGACTTGGGCGGTGGTTAGCTGGTTTGGTTTTTCTTCTGTGTGCGTTTTAGTCAAAGGAATCTCTTTTTACGGAGGAGTTGCGCGATGGTGTGCGCACTTGCGATCCGGCTTTGTCTGTCGTGTTTTTCGTAAAAAGCACAGTCACAACTTTTCAAGTATAGGCTTGAGCAGCCGCTGAACCAATGCATTTGGCTCATTCCGGCCCTGCTCCCAGTTCTGGAAGGTGTCCAGGCTGCTCACGCCCAGGGCTTTAGCTGCCTCTCCCTGCGCCTGCCCGGTTCGCTCACGCCAGTCCTGGACCAGCCGACGGAAGCTGCCTTTCTTGCCGAGTTTCGGTTTCACGTTTTTTCGCGGTCAAAATGCCATGAGGCGCACTCATCGTCAAGCGGAATACGCGAAAAGCGTAACGCAATTCCCATGCCAAGAGGCTGTTTCCCGCTCGTTTTCACCCCGGATTTATTTTCAGGTATTTAACGATTTCCGTTGCACTATACGCGAGACGCGTATATAGTGGTGGACGAAAAGAACGCAAGGCCCCAGTAAGGCTGAGCAAAACGAACCAAATGAAAAATACATACGAAACGGTAAGCACCCTGACCCCCAAAATAATCGAGAGCCGTATCAATAAGTCTGCCGCGCGCATTGACCGCGCGATGAATGATATGTGTGAGCGTAGGTGTGCGAGGCACGAAGACGGCGCAAATCGCCTGTCCGATCTGCCAGAGCTTGACTGGCCGATAGTGCCCACACTCAAGCTGATCGGCAACGTTATCACCAGCTATAACATCGAACAACACCACCGACAGGGCGACACGACGGCTTGCGTGCTCGGCACACTTGGGAGCATCACAGTGCGGCAGGCTACTCCCGCCGACTATGTGGCAACCATTGAGACCATGGACAGGTATGCCGAGACCATAGAGACGCTGGCGAGAAAATATCGGGATGACGTGGTCGCCCGAAACGCTACCCATACTGCGGGCCAGATAGACGCCGTAAAGCGTCTGGCCGGGTTGTGTGGAGAAATGCCAGGCGCGGAATAACTCTTGCGAGTTTTGACATGTCAGTGTCTTAGCTTTCGCTTCAACGGGGCCGCGCCCAGCGGCCCCTATTTGAGCAGAAACGAAAACGCGAATCAACCATGAAAATGAAATATTTTGCATCCTGGAAAGAAGCCTGCGATTACTGCACATCCGTGGACGTAAGCAACGAGTGTGTACAATACGAAAGGATTTCATGAGCGACCGAGCCACAATGAACGGCAAACCTGTTTACCAGGTCCCCGCACTCTCCGTCATCAACTTTGACTCCGCCTTCAGGCACAAGCTACTTTGCGACGGGCTCACGTTCACCGCGGGCTCTGCGTGCGCCTACCGCTGCTCGTTCTGCTACGTGGAGGACTTGATGCGCAAAAACCCCCACTGGCAAGGAGTGCTTAAGAAAGACCCGGCTGCCAAATTCGACGGCGTGGTTATCCGGCGTGAGGGCGCGGTCCGGGCCTTGGTGAAGCAGTTGGAATCAGCTAAGGGACGCGCCCTGGCTGGACAAAAGCTGGTCATCTATGCGAGCCCACTGGTGGACGTGGCGGCGAACATGGAGCTTGTGCGCGAGACGATTGAATGCTGCCAGCAAATTCTTACCCGGACGCACTGGGATATTCGGCTCCTCTCGAAATCAAACCTACTCCCCAAGGTCGCGGAGGCGTTCGCTGGCGTCCCCGAATACAACCAGCGCCTCATCTTCGGCGTCTCGACCGGCACCCTCGACGACGGCTTGGCTAAATCCTTCGAGCAGGGGACCGCGCTCGTGAGTAAGCGCATTGAATCACTCCACTGGCTCCAAGACCACGGATACCGAACCTTCGGCATGATTTGTCCAAGCCTGCCCCAGGCTGATTACGCACGGTTCGTGTCCGAGATGGCCGCAGCCATCCGCGTGGACCGATGCGAACATGTCTGGTGTGAAGTCCTGAATGCTCGTGGTGAATCCTTCAACCGCACCTTCAAAGCCCTGACCGACGGCGGCTATCACGAAGAAGCTCGCCGGTTTGAATTCGCCAGCCGGGACAAGGTTAACTGGGAAACCTACGCGCGGGAAACCTTCGAGGCGCATTGCCAGGTCGTCCCGCCAGCCAAGCTGCGCTTCTTGCAATACGTGACAAAAGATTCGCGCCCGTATTGGTCCGCGAATGAAAAGAATGGAGCAGTCCTTTTATGAAAACTCTGGCTCAATCTCAAGTGGACGAGGCTTATTAGGGAATGGCGGCAGGCGCAGCGGCACTCGGATTTCGCGCGCGCCCTACGCCAGGCTTGGCGCTGGCTTTGCTCACTCCTTTAGGCTCAAGCCTCACTCCGAAATATCGGGCCGTCCCAGGCGAAAGCGGGACGGCCTCTTTTGCTTCCACGATGCGCCAACCCATCACCTCGGCTTGGCCAATCATTTCCAGTGTGAAGTCGCCATTCAGTTTGGCCGCGATGGCGTTCGGCATCTTCACGCCGATTTTCAAAGCCTCGGCCACTTCAGTACAGACCCTCGAGCCGCCCATTATCAGGTTGCCCACGGTCAAAAAGACCGTCACGGGCGCTTTCCCATTCGCCAAAATAGCCTTCCAATCCCCCCACGGCATCCCGTATGTGTCCACATCGATGACATCAAAGGTCCAGCCAGGCACCTGCAGGACGCGCTCAGAATCCACCTTCAACCGACCCTTGCGCGGTTTCAAGTCCACACCCCAGTAATTCAACTTGCGGCCAATGGCCAGCCGTCGCCAAAGCTCACCGTTGCCCTGGCAGGCGTCAAAGACCGTCGCGCCGTCCGGGTGGTATCGGTCAAGAAAATCCTTTCGCAGGAGAATCTTACTCCCAAGCGCGTGATTGTCGGTCTGCTTCGTCGCCATTTCGCGCTTAAACGCCAATCCTCACCCACTCGACAAAAGCCTGCCCTACCCGGCACAGCGCTCGCCCACTACGGCAAATTTTGGCTTTCATCGTTGTTCACGGTGCTTTGGAGATAAACCCCTGGCAGTGCGGCGACCCGGTCAATGAGCGGCTGAAGTTCGGCCATGCGGACGGTTGGAAACCCGATCAGAGACCAGCACCGGCTCGGCGGCGGCATCGGCTTCAGGTCCACTAACTCACCATCCATCGGCAGGTCCAGCTCGATGCCGCTCAATTCCAGGCTCAGGCCCGCCGCTGAGATTTCCTGCTCAAGCGCCTTCGTTGTGGCTGGGTCTAGTTCGGACAATTCGGGAATCCGATTGTCGGCCAGCATGTGCGCCGTCTCATCCGCCGGCGAGGCGAAGTCCTGGAAGTCCACCGGGACAGCTTTCCAGCCTTTGCGCCTAGCGACTTCGACCGCGCCATGACCGGTGACAATGAATCCGCTCCGGTTGCTCACCACGACGGCGCGTCGCCAGCCCTGGTGCTCGATAACTTTGGCATAGAGGTTTAGTTGTGACTCGGGATGCTGGTTTGGATTGCGTGGATTCGGCTTTAGTTCACTGACGGCGACCATCTTTCCAAAAGCGCACCGGACGGGAATTTCTGATTTGCGCTTGGCGCTCATATTGGCGCTCATATGTGGAACTCAGTCGCCCAGTCGCAATCGCTGCCGATGTTTGCAACTCTGTGGCGAATATCCCGAAGCCTCAACTCTTGGGCGTAAATCTGGTTCGCCATGCAGTTCGCCAGCTTAACCATCTCGCGCAACGTGAGCCGCTTTGAGGCTTTGTTTTTCTCGGCCTTAACCACGGAGGCAACCTGCTGACAGTCTTTATCAGTCGGGCCGCGTAGCAGGCCCGCCCATTCGGGAAGCAATGGCTCAATAGATGCCACAAGTGAAGAGGGAACAAGAAACCAGTAATAAAGCGGCCACATGTCGCACTCAAATCCGCGACTCAGTATCGCGTTCCTCGATTGGATACAGAGTTTCTTCCCGTTCGCCTTGAAGTCTGAAAGGCTCCGCTTGATTTCAATTTCAAGCAGGTAGCGGTCCTGGCTGATACCAAGCACATCTGGTTTCCCGTGATGCGGCCTTGGGCTGCGCTCAAAGAGCGCCACCGGGCAGCGTTTTTCAAAACGCAACCAACTCATGGCGAGAAACTCAAGGTCGCAATCCATTTGTTGCCGCCGCCTTCATCTCCTCACTCATCTCCGCCAAGTCCACGAGCTTTTGCAGGCTCGCCACAATCGCATCCATACACTCACTCCGCCCCGCAGCTTGCTCGGCGGTCATCTCTCCTGCACGAACGCGCTTCAAATCATTACGGACCACTGCGGAGCGCAGGGTTTGGCTGAAGGCGAGTTGCTCAGGCAGGGATTTCATGCAGCGCCCCGATGCTCTCTAAATCAAAAAGGCTCGGCATAGACACTTGGTCCGCGGCCGCTTTGCAATAAGCGGCACCGTCCAGAAAATAGGAATGGCTCAACTCGATTCCGATAGCCTTGCGGCGCTTGAGGACAGCCCGGTAAGGGACTGTCATCAACCCGGCGAAAGGATCCAATACCGTCTCGCCCTCCATACTGAATTGCTCAATCACGCGGTCTGCCAAGTCGAATTGCATCGGGCACAAATGCATCTCCTTGCCCTTAGCTGACTGCGCCCCATTCAATGTGAGCATCCGCGTGATATCCGTCCAAACATCATCCGACCAGCTCTGTGGTTGCAGCAGCATGAAGGTGACCGGCAGCCGTCCCTTGGCGTCAATCTCTTCCCCGATGCGAACGTGATGTTCGAAGTTATAGACCTGGTTCAGGCTGTAGTCTCGGAATATTTTGAAGATGTCGGAGTGGGGTAACGTGCTGATTTCTTGCGGTGTCAGCATCCTGTTCCCATTCGACCGGGTGAAGCCGTGCGCATCAATCTGCCAGCGCGAGCGCGTGTATTTGTCTTTGCGCTTTTTTACTGGATTGTCCGCATAGCTGTGATGAGTCTCGGTCGGCGGCCGGCGAAAGAGTAGCAGGTATTCCGGCATACCTACGCCCATCTTTGTCCCGTCCTTGCATTGCTCAGTCCAGCCGAGGCGGTAGGTCTGGTTGTTCTCCCGGACCACATCGGTCACGATGGTTTTCATTCCCATGTAGGCAAAGCTGTGCCGATTGTAGTGTTCGATGCAGCGCGCGTGAAATGGGTAAACCGTCTGGAATCCCAAGCCCGTCATTCCACCGGGCACAATCCGGTCTTTCACATGGATGGCCGCGATGCGCCCGGGCTCGAGGACTCGCAAAAGCTGCGGCGTTAGGAAGTCCATTTGTTTGAAAAACTCCTCATTGCCCTCAGAGTGGCCGAAGTCCGCGAAGTTCGGCGAATACTCATACTGAGTTGAAAACGGAATCGAGGTCAGAATGAGTTGGACGCTCTTGTCCTCCATCCGCTGTAATTCCTTCACTGAATCCTCGTTCACGAGTTTGTAGCCGTCGCCCACAATTTCAACGCGCTCAGTTCCCATCTTCCGGGTGAGCGCTTGCGCCATCGCGATTTGAGAGAGTCCAAATTCCTGAATTATTTTTGTCATTTCTTCTACGAGTTTGTTGTGTTGCTGCCACTTGCGCTCAAGCTCCTTGCGGATGCCGCGCTCCGCTTCGGAATAAATAATGTGGATGAAGCACTCCCGCTTTTGCAGAAAGCGCACGATGCGGTGAAGGCCCTGGATGAACGCATAAAACTTGAATCCGATTCCGAGATAGACCATCTGGTTGCACTGCTGAAGGTTCGCGCCGGCGCCGTGCATGATGAGTTTGGAAAGAAACGCGATTGTTTCGCGGCCGGTCCACCGGGCAAGTTCAGCCTCTTTCTCATCCGGGTCCATGAATCCGTAAACGGATGAGAATGAAATCTCGTCCGCCTTCAGCGCCGCCTCGATGGCGTGCTGCTCATCGTTCAACTCAGACCAGATGACGACCTGGTCGCGGACTCCGGTTCCCGGAAGTGGTTTTCCGTCCTGCAGGATCGCTCGCAACTTTTCCACGCGGATTGAAAGGCTACTTCGCTTTTCACTAGCGGCATCTTGGATCCCTATGGCGCTATCCCGAAACATTTTGCCCTGCCCATTTTTCTCGTGGCCGGCGTTGTGGTGATTGGTTGGAACCTCATGCCAGATGACGTTCATCTTCGGCAGCACGTATTCCGCGCCTTCGCAACCGAGGTCCTCTGGCTTTTGCACGAAGATTGCCCAGGATGAAACCCACAACCAGAACTCGCGCTCTTTGTGAGGATGCAGGGTGAGCTTGTCTGCCTTTGTGGAATCGCGTTTGAAGAACCTGGTCTTGGCTTGGCTTACGTCCATCACTCCAAGAAAGTCAGCGTAGGCTAGAAGTTCGATATATTCATTCGGGGATGGCGTCGCGGTCGCCACGAAGCGATATTTTACCGATTGGGACCGATCGCAGACTCCGCGCATGGCTTGCGCTGGTCCAGCGTCGCCAGTGAAGAGGCGCATGAATTCTCGAAACGTCTTGGTACCGCCAAAACCCCTTAAAACTGCGGCCTCGTCCAGACTCGCGACAACAAAGTGCGCCGGGTCAAGCTTGCCATCTCGAACCGTCTCATAGTTTGTGAGATAAATTCCAGTCTCGCCAGCCTCTTCAATGCTGCGGATGAATTTGGGGGCCTCTTTCCAGCCGAGTAATTCGGTTGCATCTCGCCTGAATTCCTGGCGCACGCCGAGAGGAATCACGATGAGCCCGCGCCCGTGGATTTGAGTGAGAATCATCCGGACGGTTTCGAGTTGGATGATGCTCTTGCCTAAGCCAAAGGCGGCGAAGCACGCGCGCCGGCCTCCGGTGACCATCCAGGACACGATTAGTTTCTGGTGTGGCTTGAGAATCGGGTTGCAGTCCGAGGCCTCGCATTGGAAGCCCTGCGACTGCGCGAGCTTCACCTTGGATTTTAGGAAATCATCGTAGTTCACAGTTTCAACTCCATTTCTCTCGTGGGTTTAGGTTGTGTGATGGGCTCGCCAAGTGGTGTGATGGTGATGGTCGCGCCGGG